CAATTATATTCGAGAGTTTCACAAGAACAAAACCATCAATCCTGAAACTGGTAGACGAAATCCTACTATTGTAAACAACAGTTGGGGATTTAATGCAGGCCTCATATATTGGGGTGATGTAACAGATGTGGTCTATCGAGGTGTAACTTATCAAGCACCTATATATAATGGATTCGCAGGCGGATTGTATGCTTGGTATGGGTGGAGCCCTGGAGGGCCTACAATGTTGCAGGTAACAACCTGGAGCCGTCCTGAATACTTTTATCAGAAAGTATTCAGCCGTGGCGGCAGTACATCCTCCGAGTATGGGCCAACAACAGCACCAGGAAACATAATAGGCACAGCCGGAGCCATTGCTGCAGGATACACAGCATCAACTACTCCCACTGTAGGCAATAATGATAATGGCTATTGGACTTTGCCCTTGCCTTTCCCTATCAGTCTTGGTGAGTCGTCATCTACTTCCACTTACGGACAGCAAGGAGCACCATATAATCAGTACAATACCATGTATGTTGGCACCAATGGATATATAACCTTTGAAGCTGGCTCAACCATCAACTCAGGATTTAGTGCCACTAATCCGCCTGGTGCAAAAATTATGTTTTTTGCCGGGGATCGTAGCGTTCAACGGATTTACTATGGTACTACTGGGACTAGTCCCAATAGACAATTCTTTTTAAGAATAGAAGGCAATGGTACTAATACAGGCACGCTGGGGTCGCCTGGAATTGAAATAGAGATTGTATTCAATGAAACAGTTGGTGGCTCAGTTCCTACATATAGATTTGATTTTGGGCAAAATAATGGAAGATCTCGAGAAGGCACTTTACTCACATACGAATTTATCAACAGTATAGGGGTTGTGCCTAATAGGGTATTACCATATAGATATCCGGCAGTTGACAGCGATGTTGAGGATGTGATTGCCAACGGAGTAATTCTAGTTGGTTCAGCGGGCAATAGCGCATGGAAATGTGATGTGCCCGGCGGCGTAGATTGGAACAACCAAATAGCCATGCAAATGAAATACCCAGGAGAGTTTTTTTGGTTAAATCGGGGATCAAGCCCAACTACCAATGAAACCAGAGCCGCAGGCGGCGATTACGAGATGCCTCAGCTATCTGTTGGGGCCATTGATTCCATTGAGTATGATAGGAAAGCACAATTTAGCAACACCGGGCCCATGATAAACATCTGGGCTCCGGGAACCTATATCATGAGCTCGTATGCTGACCAGGCGGGCAGGTCGCTGGATCCTAGAAATAGCAGTTACTTTATACACAAAATCAGTGGAACTAGTATGTCAGCACCGCAAGTCACTGGGGTCTTGGCTTGTGCCCTAGAAGTATACCCCAATATGACCATGGCAGAGGCAACGGCTTATATACAGACATACGCAAAAACAAGTCAAATTACTGCTAGTTCAGGAGGTAATCAAGACTACTACGATTTGCAGGGATCTGGCAATAGATTTTTATACTATTATTCCGAAAAGAAAACAACCGGATTTACATTCCCTAAAACAAATGTTAAACAGCGGCCCGCAAGTGGTAAAACATGGCCGAGACCAAGAATTAGAAGATAGCAGGATACTAACACGAGAAGAGCACCTAGTGAACTACAATCACTACTGAGCAAGATTTGGATTATAATGGAGCAAATATGAAAACAGCAGGCGTAAATTTATCAACGATCAATGTGTCAGGAATCTTTAATCCTAAATTTTTAGGAAAATATCGTTGGATTCCAGATCAGCCAGATAGTAGAGATCATATCTATCAATTAAACACAGCACTAACGCTGGCACCAGTTGTTGACCTAAGACAATATTGCAGTGCTATTGAAGATCAAGGCAACATAGGATCTTGTACTGGTAATGCTATTGCTGGACAGATAGAACTAATACAGAGAAAAGTTAATCCCGCTAAAGGACGAGATGTTAGTCGTTTGTTTATCTATTACGAGGAACGTGTACTGATAGGGTCAGTACGCTATGACTCAGGTGCTTATATCCGTGACGGTATTAAAGTAGTGAATAAAAAAGGTGCTCCTGTAGAAACACTATGGCCCTATGTTACCAATAAGTTTGCCACCAAGCCACCTACTGCTGCATACACAGATGCACTTAAACGTAAAGTCACAGGCTACCAACGCTGTGCAGATTTTACAGCAGTTAAAAACGCTGTGGCAGCAGGTAATCCAGTTACTATTGGATTTACAGTTTACGATAGTTTTGAAGGTGCTTGGGCAGATATTCCACACGGACAAGCAGGATCAGGCATGATGCCTTTTCCTAATACAGCTACAGAGCCGGTACTAGGCGGACACGCTGTTTGCATTGTGGGCTACGATGATACAATGTCAGTAGCTGGCCGGTCTAATGGACGATTTATTGTGCGTAATAGCTGGGGAACATCGTGGGCGGACAACGGGTATTTTTACATGCCCTACGATGTAATTAAAACTACCAGTATGAGCAGCGATTTCTGGTTAATTAGTGCAGTAACTAATCCTTGATTAAATATAGAACATATTTTATTTCAAGTTAGCGTTTGAGAAAAATATTATATTAAACGATAACTTGAAAGGTTTCATGGAACATATATTATATACTTTATTAATGACACATGCCACTATAGCCTGTGTTACACTTTACCTACACAGAAGTCAAGCACACAGAAGTGTAGAATTTCATCCTGCGATTGCAAATGTAATGAGATTTTGGTTATGGTTAACCACAGGCATGACTACCAAAGCATGGGTGGCTATACACCGTAAACACCACGTATACACAGAAAAACCAGAAGATCCGCATAGTCCGCACGTTTATGGTATACTGACTGTACTGTTTAAAGGTGCATTTTTATATGCACAGGCAGCAAAAGATGAAAAAATGGTCAACTCCTACGGAGTGGGCACACCTGAAGATTGGATAGAACAACGAGTTTATACTCCCTACCCCTGGCTGGGAATTCTTTTAATGTTGATCATAGATCTTTTATTATTTGGTCCTGCTGGGTTTTTAATGTGGGGAGTTCAAATGCTGTGGATTCCGTTTTGGGCAGCGGGTGTTATCAACGGACTGGCACATTGGTGGGGGTATCGTAATGGCGAAACGAGGGATACTAGCCGTAATCTAGTACCCTGGGGTATAATTGTAGGTGGCGAAGAACTGCATAATAATCATCACCTTAATCCTGCCAGCCCTAAACTCAGCTTAAAACCGTGGGAATTTGACATAGTGTGGCTGTATATTAGAGCACTTACACTGCTAGGATTAGCAAAATCCAAAATCAACTAAATACATGATAAGAGAACGATTATTATGGCATTAGAAACTATATTTGCTGGAACGTATGCTAACGATGGGACCGGTGACGATCTCAGATCAGCATTCCGCAAAGTTAATAATAACTTTGATACGTTGTCGCCTGCTATTTTAGACGGTGTAAATCTAGGATCTGGTTTTAGTATCTTTCAAGGTATTGATGCAGCAACTAAAACAATTCAGTTTAATAGAATAGCAGCAGGTGATAATGTTGGATTAGCACTAGTAGATGGCACATTAACTATTTCAGCTGGTGGTGGCGTTCTTGACAATTTAGAAAACGATTTAAATTTAAATGGTAATAGCATTACAGGGACTGGGACTATTGATATAGAGGGTAGTGTTACAACAACTGGAGTGATTGAAGCAGGGGATGTTCAATCAACCGTGTGGGGTATAGATGTTAGAAACTTATATCTGTTAGTACTACTGGCTGCTGGACAGGATGTTGATTTTGGAAGTTTCACTGTGCCAACTCAAGGAAATCTTGACATGGGTTCATTAATGGACGCATATGGTATTGGTTATGACTTTGGAACATACTCTGTTGCGCCACCGGACCCGGCTGCTTACGACTTTGGAACATTCTGATTAGGAGAATATAATGGCTTTAAAATTAAGACGAGGTCTTGAAGCGGACCGCACTGATATAACACCTGCTGAAGGTGAGATAATTTACACTACAGACCAAAAACAACTGTTTGTAGGCGATGGCGAAACTGCTGGCGGTACTCTTGTTTCGTCGGCTGTG